GCCTATACCATAGGCATGTGTTTGTACCTTAAGAAGATTCCGTCATCACTCAGCATGACGGCTTTCTACCTCAATTACAAGCAGCGCATCCTGTGGTTCGCTGCCATCTGGGGAGCAACGTTCCTTGTTGCGCCTGCATTCATTGAGAAAGCATCAGGCATGACGCAGTGCCTTGCTTTTATCTCTGCCGGCTCATTGCTCACAGTCGGTGCGTGTCCACTCATTCCTGGCAACGAGGAGATAGACTACAAGTTACACTGCATCGCTGCCATCATCTGCGCCGTAGCATCACAACTGATACTGTTGTTGTCGGACAAATGGTGGCTGTTGCTGACGTGGATTCCATTCATTGTCTTTGCAGTAAAGAAAAAGGACAAATGGGAACAGCGCACATTCTGGGCTGAAATGGTTTGCTTTGCTTTAATATATATCTATGTGTGTGTATAAATCATAACTTTATTTTTGGTAATCCCTCGCAGTGATTGCGGGGGATTATTGTATGCAGTTTTTGGGTTCAACCTGTTGAATTCGACAATTCAACCCGTTGAATCCGACAACTCAACCTATTGAATGTATTTTTTAACCAAAATAACAAATCATGGCAAAACTAACATTAAAGGTCAAGAAGATTGGATTTAAGAATCCTCAGACAAAGCAGGCTGGATTTGTGGCCCGCGTAGTGACTAACGGAACTGAGACGTTCGATGACATCTGCGAGATTGCTGGCATGAACACCACCTATGCACAGGAGGAAATCGTGGCATGTGCCGGACTGATGCTCAAAGCTTCAGCCCGACAGTTGAAGAACGGCAAGATTATCGACTTGGGACCTTTGGGCAAACTCTATCCCAGTGTATCGGGTAAATGGGTGGAGAAGGAGGAAGACCTTTCACTGGCCGACCTCACGCCCCACTGCAACTATCGCCCTTCGCAGGAGATAGCAGAAGCCATCGCAGGCGCATCTGTCGGATGGGCTACAGCCAAGGACGAAGACAAGGAGAACACCCAGGAGCCTGAGAATAGCGACAACACAGGCAGTGATGTCAACAACACCGACACTGGTGGGGATATTGAAGGATAATTCTTAAAAGACTTTAAAATTTCCCGTGAAGTAATACAACTTTACGGGAAACTTTTTATCTTTGCAACGTTCAAATTCAATCGTGGGCACGATGTCGCCCCACAAGGCGGCAATTTTTATGCCACAAACTTTAGAAAAATAATGCTATTGCAGCACCGCGTCGGGTCACTGGATAACACCCCGAAGGCATTCCACGATTGAAGCCTGAACAGCGCGTAGTGCTGCATATTTTTATTGTTCAAATATCAATCATTATGAATTACAAGAAAGTAAAGGAACACCTCGCCAAAAAGGAGGAAGCAGTGAAGAACCTCATGGAGTTTCTGACCAATGAAAATTCCTACGACGACATCATGGAGTGCCTGGCAATCACCCAGACGGCCGCCATGAAGATGGCTGACGAGTTGAACATCTACCAGAAAGGGCGCACAGACCTTGAGCAGTTCGTTATCTTCTTCGACATGGTGCAATGCCTGATGTTTACCATTAAGCCATTGGCACGAATAGCAGAGCAGGAGGCAGAGGATGGAGAATGAAGTTTGGAAAGACGTAAAAGGATTTGAAGGTCGCTACCAGGTGAGCAACCTCGGACGGGTTCGTAGTCTTGACTGGCACGGGCATAAAGGCAGGGTGTTAAAACAGATTTACGGTAAAAGATGGGGATATTATCTGGTTCATCTTGCACATGCTGACGGGTATATTAAATACACAACTGTTCATCGGCTTGTGGCTATAGCTTTTATTCCTAACCCTGACAATCTGCCAGAGGTGAACCACAAAGACGAAAACAAGCTAAACAATGTGGTATGTTTCAATCCCGATGGTAGTGTCGATACAGAGAGGACAAACCTCGAATGGTGTACTGGTTTGTATAATTTGAGATATGGCACAAGGAACGAAAGGTTGCAGAAACTGGTCAATGAACCAAGAATGCGTCCTGTTAATCAATTCGACTTCGACGGGAATCTGTTGCATACATACAAATCAATTTCTGATGCAGGTAGGGCTGTAGGTGTAAGTAACCGGACTATAATGTCTATTTGCAATAATATGGGCGCACACTCAACTCATGGGTATATATTCAGATATGCAGATGATGATTCTCCTTGGATTGATTATAACGAAAAGATATGTAGGGGAAATAATGAACGAAAGAGGGCTGTTGGACAGTACGACATGAACGGCAACTTTATCAAAAGGTACGAATCTGTAAACGAGGCAAGCATATGCACAGGTATTAATAGAAGATGGATTCAAAGTATTTGTAATCCTGAAAGGCCAGACAAGTCTGCGCACGGGTATGTTTTCAAGTATTTGGACATGCCTAAATAAATAGGTAAACCCACAACATTAAAATGCCCGATATGTGTAACAGCATATCGGGCATTTTTTATGGCTATAAGTATAGATGTAAATGATCAGATTCTTGAGAACCAAAAGCACGCTTTACAGGCTTGTATGACGGTTGATTCGGAGATGGCTAAACGATTTCGTGAACTCATCTTCCAAGAACTGAAGCGTGTGCGCTACGACATCGCCGGAGGGCTGAAATTCGCCAACGGTGATCCTCGTGGAACACGCGGAGCCGTAAAACGTTACATCGCTTCGAAATACCTCGGTGGTATTGTCAGTATCAGGGATGGCAAGAAATCTGGCAGCAGAAACAGTTACGAAGCACCCCGTAAGTTACGCCCGGGTCAGCGAGGTGGTAACAGGATGATCCGCAGCCAGCGCACCGACGATGTGCTGCACTATGGACCTGACGAGCGTTCATTTATACTTCGCTATATCAACAGCGGTACCCGACCACGATATGCTAACGGCAGAAACGGCAAATGGAATAAGCGTGGCGAAAACAGCACCTTCTTCAAACTTCAGGAGCAAGGCGACTACTATCGCGGAAGTATCGCTCCCCGTAACTTCATGAGCACACTCGGAAAACCATCTATGCGAAGAGCTGTTGAGAATCTCTCAAAGATGATAGACGAGGAATTTGACAAACTTTTTAAATCTTAACGTGGTATGGCAGGAACATCAGTCCTTAAGCTTAAAGTTGACGACAAAGAATATAATTCAAGTCTGAAGCAGGCGCAACAGGGAATTCAACACCTGGAGCAGGCTCTCAATGATGCAGGCAAGACGTTTAAACAGGTTGACAAATCTGTGGTTGATTATGTGCGTGGCATCGGTCAGATGGAGGCACAGAGTAAGACGGCTCGCGGACGTATATCTGAGATGAGCAATGCCTTTGTAGAGCTTTCCGTTAGATACAACAAGATGTCGGATGATGTCAAGAAAAGCGATGTCGGAAAGGCTTTGGCAGGATCGATGGAGCAGTTGAAGAAGCGTACGGTTGAAGCGAAAAGCGAGCTGGAAGATTTGAATAGGGCACTCGGCAACACAAAAATGCCGGATATGGGTGGAAGTGATGGGTCATCATTTATGACGGCGGTATTTGGTGGTAACATGATGACGAAAGGTGCTGAACTTCTAACATCTACCATGTCAAGATTGGGAGATAAAATTATAGACGTTTCACGAGCCGCACTGGAGATGTCAGTCCAGGCAGAAGGTATAACTATAGCATTCAACAGGCTAAACGACCCCAACCTGCTTAATGAGCTCAGGGAAGCAACACATGGCACCGTTAGCGACCTTGAATTAATGAAGGCTGCTGTAAAATTCGACGACTTTAATTTGCCTCTCAAAGAATTAGGGACAATGCTTGCTTTTGCCCAGAAAAAAGCAAAAGACACTGGGCAGTCGGTTGATTACATGGTCGATAGCATTGTAACGGGTCTCGGACGTAAGTCACTCATGATTCTGGATAACCTCGGCCTGTCAGCTGCAGAAATCAAGGAACGGATGGGCGAAAATGGAGACATGACCATCGCCGTTGGAGAAATCATTAGAGAGCAAATGGAAGCGGCTGGCGACTATATGGAAACAGCAGCAGACCGAGGAGCGAGAGCAAATGCCGAGCTCGAAAACTCTTACTTACGACTTGGAAACATGATGCGTGAAACGTTTAGTATCGGAAGCGTTGAAGAGTTATCGAATAAAACAGAATCGTATGCGACCGATACTATGGCTGGATTATTAGAAGTAATACGCGAATGTACAGAGGGATGGCGCATGCTTTATGACGAAGCCCAAAAATTCTCGGGTGCAAGCGAAGCGACTCAGTTGTGGGTTTTGAATTTAAAATTGATTGAAAAAGCTGCATTTGATACAATTGTGCCATTAAATGAAGTCGTCAAACTTCTACATGACTTAGGTGCTTCTGGAAATGATACTAACGGCAATCCAGTGGGCGGTAGCGTTCAAAACGTCGGTCATACCGGTAACGAACAAATAAAAGCTCCGAAACGTACCATTAGGAGTGCTACGAGGCCAACTGGTGGTGCAAGATCGTCAGTCAGAAGAATCAGCTCCACCCCAGACCCTGTTGTCGGCTCTATTGACTACCAAACAAAGAAGGTACAAGAGTTGCAAAAGGCTTGGCGTGCTGCTGCTGACGACGATAGCCGCCAGCGCATTAAGGCTCAGATAGACGAGGCACAGCATGCGCTCGACATCATGACCGGCAAGGTAGTCGAATTGCCCGTCAAGAAGATAACTGCTCAAGAAGCAGTCGGCAATACCGCCAGTGTCCAGGACAAAGGGTTCTTGGACATCACACCGACTAAGATTGTGTCACCACTTCAAGCCTACGAGGCAGAGCTGGCACGACTGAAAGAACTACAAGCAGAAGCGTGGACGACCGAACAATTCCAGGCATACAGCGATGCTATCGACGAGGTTCAGGGGAAGATTGACGATATGAAAGGCATCAAGGAAGTCGGCAAAGACTGGAAGGATGCAGCACAAGCCATCTCACAAGTTGGCTCTGCGTTGTCTTCCATCCAAGACCCAGCAGCCAAGGTCATTGGCATTATAGCACAAGCCATCGCCAGCGTCGCACTCGGATATGCGCAGGCTACTGTAGCAGCAGCCCAAACTGGCAATCCTTGGGTATGGGTTGCTTTTGCAGCTTCAGGTCTCGCAACGATGATAAGCTCCATATCAGCGATACACTCTGCGACAGGTTATGCACAAGGCGGTATCATCAAGGGCAACTCTTACAGCGGTGACAACATCGGCGGGCTTGTCGATGGAAGCCAATTGGTGGGACTGAATGCAGGCGAGGTTGTGCTTAATGCAGCCCAGCAATCGTCGCTTGCTTCACAACTTCAGGACAATGCCGACAACACTCAGCACATCGTCGGGATTCTACATGGCACCGACATCTGGCTCTCAGTTAATCGCACGACAAAACGACAAGGACTCGGAGAAATAGTAACGTGGTAAGATTATGAAAACAGGTAACAACGTATTCATCAGCATTGACGGCGAGACGGCCATGGCTGCCACTCGCACGAACTCTATACGAGTGGGATGCAGGAAGATTGAGGTTGCATCCATGGATCAGCAAGACTGGGAAGAGGTAATGCCGGGACGTAAGAATTGGCAAATGACAGTGACATTCCTTGTTACAGCCGTCAAACCTGACGACCCAAGGAACCCACTCAATGTCGGTCAGTTCTACACGCTGTTTTTTATGACCAGAGGCAGCACGACGGATAAAATATCCGGCACTGCCCTCTGTACTCAGTGTGAAATAACCGCCAACCGTGGCAACCTCTGCACTGGAAGTATTACGTTCACAGGCAGCGGACCGTTGACATAAGGTCACCATTCCGACTGGTAAGGCTCGTCCCATTCATCATCAAGCGTGATTGAGAACGTGCCATTATTCGTGAATAGTGCTCCAGAATATTCCGTTGTTCGGTTCCGCTTGAAAGGAACATCTGACAATACCACACGGCCAAGAATGTCACCATCGGCATTCTTGGCTTCTATCGTAACGTCAGTCGTCCACTCGTAAGCATCGCTCATTCCAAAGATAGACACAGACATGCCAGTTTTGCCAATATAGGAAGATGGTATATCAATAGCACGTGCCTCTGAGCGCGGATCACAAGCAGCACCCGTCGCATAATTGATGCCGTAATACCACGTTGTAGGCGTGATGACTATCTGTGTTGCACCGACAGGAACGGCATCGGTAATCGTCACTCTCATTCTGGTTGCGACACGTTGTAGCACAACCGATACAGTCTCGTTTCCTCCTTCCGAAATCTCCATTGGCATCGACGTCCAGAACGTGTCACTCGGCTTTGTCCACGTTATAGTATGCGACTCGTCATCTTCTACAGCACCAGTTCCACGGCTTGCAACAAACTGAAGATGATGAGAGCCATAGCCCAGCGTCATCTGCGGAGCGTCCCACGAAGACATAGACGGAGTGAGGTGCTGCGACTGGCTGTAATCACCGTCAACGGCATCATACATGTATAGGTCGGTCATTTCCGATCCATTGGCCGACAATCCACGGGTAGCGTTCGTCACGAAGTCGAACGTAATCGTTTTAGCAACTTGTGGCTCAACAGCCACATCCTCAACATTGGCTGTGCATCCCATCAGGATGACGGCAGCACCTAATAATACAGATTTTTTCATAGCTTATTTTTATTAAGTTTATCGAACTCTCGCGTGTCCAAGCATTTTCGCCACCCTGTCAAAGTCCTCATGCACGCTCTCCGCCAGCACCTTCGCATATCTTTGCGTCTGCGTGATATTCGTATGCCCCAGCATCCGGCTGACGTTCTCAATCTTCGCCCCGTTCCTGAGCATATACGTGGCGAATGTATGCCGTGCCAGGTGCGAGTGCAGTGGCGTGGAGATACCCGCCATCGCCCCCAGGCTCTTCAAATGTCGGTTGTAATCAGCGTTACTTAATCGCGGAATCTTCCAGTCGTATCGTTCAAGCACTTTGACCGCCGGTGGCAGCAGCTGCGACACATACGGCACGCCAGTTTTGATCCTCTCGCCAATGTGCTGCCAGGCCTTTCCGTCCCACTTGTAGTCCGCGATGTCGAATGCCTGCATATCCGAGTAAGGCAGCCCCGTGTACATCTGGAACACAAACAAGTCCTTCACCACCTCCAGTACTGACCCATGCGGTACCAACAGTCTCTCAAACCGCTGCATCTCATCTTCCGTCAGATATTCCGTTGACAGTTTCTCGCCACGCTTGAACTGCCCCTTCAAACGGTCATACGGATTCAGGTCTATCTTTCCGACCTTGAATGCCCGATTGAGCAAGGCCTTCAGGCACTTGTGGTAGTTGTATATTCCCCCGTCACTCAGCCGCTCAGCCTTCTGTCCGCGACGCACAGCGGCATCACTCTGCGGCTTCGTAATTGTGTGCAGATAAGCGTCGAAGCCCATGATATTCTCAACCGTCACGTCTTGCCACCGCTTCATCCGTCCGAAGGCATCAAGCCGTGACAGCAGCGGGTCATAGTGCTTCCGTGTCCCCTCCGACACGCCAAGCACAGGAACCTGTGCCGCCAGCCAGTCCATGAACACCGGCTCGTCCGACTGCGCCTCTACCGTCTGCCACACCTGCCGCCGTATCTCTTCTGTATTGATAGGTTCGCCAGCGTCCACGCATGCATTCACGAGCGCGAGTACCTTGTTATATATAATTCCAATCTTGCGGTTCAGTTCATCCTTCCCCGGACAGTCCACGAGTTGCCCCGCTACCAGTTCGCTCTTGTAACACTTCACGCCGGTGCCAAAATGATACGACTTCCGTGCCACCGTCACACGAATCTCCACCTGACCCTTGCCGCCATCGGCGACACGTCCACGATGGTCCCACACGATTGCACTTGTCACTTTTGATATATTCATAGTCTATTTTTTTTATTTTTTTAGGTTTGCGCTCATGGACATTTCTGTCATCAGCGGTATAAAACCGTTTCCCCACTTTCTGAAAATGTTTCCCCACCCGTTTTCCATGTGGGGTAACAATGGGGAAACAATCCGTCATTTTTGCCCTGATTTGCGCCGATTTTGCAATTCTTCATAGTCTCCAGATTTAAGCGTTAATCCCTTTATTTACGGCGGATGTAGCGATTTTCGGCATAACCCCGCCACGTCTAAAGGTGATCCGCTTGGGGTTATGTGTGGTTTGGTGTAAATGGTTGTATTTAAATAGGTTAACCGTGCTTCATGGTATTGTGTTGGGGAAACATTGGCGAGTTTCTCCACGATGATTATCAAGGTTAATGCTATTATATATGTTATAATGTTCATACCTGTGCGCGAGGGGATTCTTTGTTTTCGGCAACACCGATGGTGAAGGGGTACTTCTTAAGGACATCTTCAATATTGATAGATGTCGGCATAGAACGGATTTCGGAAATGAATTTTTGTAGGCGGGCGATTTCGTCAGCCTGGGACTTAATTTTGTCGGCCTGAAGATCGATGATGGTCTGCTTGTCAGCAATCTGCTGATTCATGGAGGCGACCTGCTGAGCGTGCGAGGTTTCGATAGACTCGATGACTTTCGACATGAAGTAGGTCTGATCTGTAGCAGGAGGGAGATTGTTCTGCTGAGTCATTTGCTTTTCAAACTCATTAGTAGATACTTCCTCTTCAAGTGTCAAAAGGTCGCCCTCGCCAGTTAGCAGATAATTGAGGTTAAACACGCCTTTGTACGCCTCACATATAGTCTTGAACAATTTGTCCGTGAGGTATTTTTCATCACCATTCATTGCAGCCGACATACTTGTACGTCCATAATGGAGTGCTTCAGCAAATCCAGTCTTAGTGTGGATGCCGTAATATTTACGCAAATGTTCATAGACCGCAATCAGACGTTTTTGTCGCTCATTCATACGCTTTTGTCTTAAATGTTGTTAAATTAGTGCAACTTTTTAGGATAAATGTTTGTAATCCTACATTTTTGTCTTACATTTGCACCCAAAAGAAAGAAAGACTAACAATCGGGCACAAGAATAGCCGTCAGACGTTTCACACGTCTTTGCAAAGGTGATAGGTTGCAAATATACGGCTTTCTTCCCGATTTTAGTACAAAAGTGTAAGATAATTAAGAAAGTTTAAGTAATGGCACAAAAAAAAGTAA